AGTCGAGGAAACGACTGAGTTAGTTCGCATCTTCAGGACGATTGACGGTCAGGAAGAACGCTACCGCAAATCTGACTTTGAGGCTGACGAAACGCTGGAAGAAACGCTCGCTGCCATCGGAACCATTGAGGTCAGGCAAAAGCGGGTCAAGCGTCGGCGGGTGCGCAAGTACATCATGAGCGGTGGCCGGGTGCTTGAGGATCTGGGCTACATCGCAGGCAAGTGCATCCCGGTCGTGCCGGTCTACGGCAAGCGTTGGTTTGTGGATAACGTTGAGCGTTGCATGGGCCACGTTCGACTGGCAAAGGATGCGCAGCGCCTGCGCAACATGCAGTTGTCCAAGCTCGGAGAGATTGCTGCGCTGTCCAGCGTTGAGAAGCCTATCCTGACGCCTGAGCAGGTTGCAGGGCATCAACTGATGTGGGCTGAGGACAACATCAAAGACTATCCGTATCTGCTGATCAATCCGATCATGGCAGCGGATGGCAGCACGCAAGTTGCAGGCCCGGTTGCATACACCAAGAGCGCAGCCGTTCCTCCTGCTCTGGCTGGCATCATCACGGTGACAGAGCAGGACATGCGTGATGTCCTAGGCAACCAAGAGCAGGCAGATAAGGTCGTCAGCAACATCTCCGGCAAGGCCGTTGAGATGATCCAGAACCGCCTGGACATGCAGACCTTCATCTATATGTCCAACTTTGCCAAGGCGATGAAACGCTGCGGGGAGATTTGGCTTTCGATGGCGCAGGATGTCTACGTCGAAGAAGGCCGCACCATGAAAACGATCAATGCCAATGGAGATGTTGGCATGATCGAGATGATGAAGCCTGCCATCAACGAAAACGGCGAGATGTATGCCGAGAACGATCTGTCGCAGGCCAGGTTTGATGTTGATGTGGAAGTCGGCCCGACCAGTCAGAGTCGGCGTGCAGCAACCGTTCGCGCACTGACTGGCATGCTTTCCATCACGCAAGACCCTGAGACGCAGCAAGTCTTGCAGGCGATGGCGATGATGAACATGGAAGGAGAGGGCATCGCTGATGTGCGCGACTTCTTCCGCAAGCGCCTGCTGAAACTTGGCGTCATCAAGCCCACCGACGAAGAAGCGCAGGAGTTGATGCTTGAGATTCAGGGCCAGCCTGCTGACCCGAATACGATCTTCTTGCAGGCAGCGGCTGAGGAGGCAGTGGCAAAGGCTGCCAAGGCTCGCGCTGATACCGTCCTGACGGTGGCAAAGGCTGAGGAAACGCAAGCCAAAACGATTGAGACGCTTGCCAAGGTGCAGGGCGAAGGCATGCCTCAAGTCAGCATTGAGGCATCGCCTGCTGCGCCTCAGCCTGTTCAGGCTCAACCAATGAAGCCAGACAACTCAGACCTCGAGCGTGCAAAACTTGAGATTGAAGTCGAGAACATGCGGGTTGAGACGGCGATGAAGCTGATCAAACTGGCAGAGGCCGACAACAAGATCAAGACGCTGCAAGAGGAAAAAGAGCAGTCCAGTCAGGTGCTGAGTGAGACGGTGAAAGATGTGCAGGAAGTGGTGCAGGGTCTGGTCGAAAGTTTTAAGAACTTTGAGGATTCTGTGAAAATGCTCTCTGACAGCAGCAAGGAAGCGTCCGAGAAGGCTATCGAGGCAATCAAGCGTCCGAAACGGGTCATCCGTGAGAACGGCAAGATCGTCGGCATCGAAACCCAATAGGTGAGTCAACATGGCAAATGCCATTTATCCCAAGTACAAGCAGGCGTTGCTCGATGCGTCAGCAGACGTTGATCTGAACGATGGCACCGTTAAGGTCGCGCTTAGTACCGCTGCGTACAACTCGGCGCATGACTTCTACGATGATGTCAGCGCATCGACGGTTGGCACGCCTCAAACGATTGCCAACACAACAGTGACTGATGGCCTGTTTGATGGTGACAACGTGACCTACACCGCTGTGCCTAGTGGCAGCACGGTGACTGCGCTGATCATCTACATCGACACCGGCACGCCTGGCACATCAAGGCTTGTGGCGTTTATCGACACTGGTGTGACAGGGTTCCCGTTGTCCACCAACGGCGGTGATGTGACTGTCTCCTGGAACGCCAGCGGGATCTTCCAACTGTGAACCAGATCGTTTCTGCGTCATACGTTATCGACAGCCACGAGCAACAGGACGGCTCCCGGTGGGTCAAGGAGTCTTATGTGGACTCCAATGGCGCAACACAAACGTGCCTTTACAAGTTGCCTGCTGGGCAGGGCGATGCCCAGGCTCAAGCAAACATGGATGCGCGAGTCATTGAGATCAATCGACAGATTGCGGGGCTGACCACAGATGGCTGACATTTTCGTTGACAGCGCAGCCACGGGTACGGGCACTGGCACGAACTGGGCCAATGCGTACACCACGCTTGCTGCTGCGATTACTGCTTCAACCAACGCAGACACAATCTACGTTGCCAACACGCACAACGCCTCGCAGACAACCGCCAAAACCTTCACCTGCCCGACCTCTCCGGGCTTACGGGTTCTTGTTGTCACTCCTTCTGGGGCGTCTGGTAATAGTGGATTGGCTACGGGCGCGATTGAGGCAATTGGCGCTGGCAGTGCGACGTTTACGATCAACGGGTTTGCCTATTTTTATGGGCTGTCAATTTACGGAGCAACAACTAATAACCCAGCATCTTTGATTTCTCTTGCTGTGGCGAATGGCGCATCTGCTGCACTGTACTTTGAAAATTGCGTTTTTCAACTGCGTACAGCATCAACAACGGCTGGTGTTGGATATAACCTCGGATCAGTTAGAGCCAGTACAAGCCAAGATAACTTGCTGGATTTCAAAGACACTTCATTCAGGTTTGGGTCCACAAGTCAGGGGTTTATTTGTGGCAATGCCAGAGTGCGAGCGCAAAACATTTCTTTTGACTCTGCTGGATCTGCGCCAACAACCCTGATTCAAAATCGTCCGGGGTCAGGCAATTTTTTTATCGAAGCGAGCGATTTGTCGGGTGAGTCTTGGTCGAATCTTGTCAGTGTCGCCTGGCTGTCGATCTATGACATTTTGCTGAGGAACTGCAAACTGCCATCCGGCACCGCGCTGACGACTGGCACTTATTCCGGCCCAGGTGGTGTTTCCATTCGGATGGAAAACTGCGACGCTGGAGATACGCAATACAACGTGGCGCTCGGTTCGTACACTGGCACGGTTGTCGATGAGACGACTATTGTCAGGACTGGTGGAGGCGCGACTGCGCTGCGGCTGGATACGAGCGCGAACACCAAGTTTCCATATTCAACGTTGACTGTTGAGGGTGCTCGGTACAACAGCGTTGTGGGCACATCGCAGACGCTGACGATTGAGTTTATCCACGATACAAGCACGGCAGCCGGACAAGGGTCAGGCACCAGTTTTGCCTACACCAATGCTGAGTTGTGGGTCGAGTTGCAGTATCAGGGCACGAGCGGTTTTCCGCTGGCCTTGATCGACCTTGATGACCGCGCTGCAAACGTCCTGAGCACGCCTGCCGATCAACCATCATCATCTGCAACGTGGACGACGACCGGCATGACGACGCCTGTGAAGGGCAAGATGGAATGTACATTCACGGCGCAAGAGGCTGGGTATCTGCTATTTAAGGTCTGTTTTGCTGCACCGTCAAAGGTGGTCTATGTTGACCTTCTGGGTGTGACGGTCGCCTGATATGGCTACAGGCCGTCTGATTCCCGGGTATGGGTTTGTCGTTGAGACAACGACAACCGGGCGTCTGGTTCCGGGTTACGGATTTGTCGTTGAGACAGAATCGACTGGGCAGACGCTCACACCAGGTCTGTACACCAACAATCAGACCTTTTACGGGCCGACTGTCACCTCAACGGTCACACTTAGCCCGTCGCTGTATACCAATACTCAGACGTTCTACGGGCCGACCGTTACGCTCGGGCCTGCGCCTCAGACTTTATCTCCGAGTCTGTACACGAACCAGCAGACGTTTTACGGCCCGACTGTCATCAGGCAGCAGTTTCTTGAGCCTGGGCTGTACACAAATCAGCAAATCTTCTACGGCCCAATCGTCACTCAGGTTGCGCCGCAGACCGTTTTCCCGGATCTGTTCGTCAATCAGAACCAGTTCTTTGGGGTCACAATCCTCGGCGCTGGTGGTGGAGCGACAGCAAAAGGCGGCTGGGCCACAGAGCGCCGCAGGCTTGAACTGTCGATTCAGCAGCGCCAGGCTCAACAGACGCTGGCTCAGTCCAGGGACAAAGTTGCCAAGAAGATCGCAAAACGCATTGAGCGTTTTGTGGAGGCAGACTTCCAGGACGAGATTGACGAAATCGTTGCGCTGCAAAAAGAGTTTGCAAAACTCGAAGCGCGGTACAATAATTCGCAACAGTTGTCCACAGACCTTCGTGATGCCACGAAGGTGCTACAAGAATTTATCCAGGATGAGCAGGACGCAATTGACCTGTTGATGCTGGTGCAGGAATTTGACGCGAGATGCGTCATTGAGGCAACCGCCAGCCCTAATGTGGCGAGTTTGATGGGATCAGCATGAGCGAAACGGCAGATATTGAGGAAATCGTCACGGAAGAACCGCAGGAGCAGCAAGAGGTTGAGCAGGTGCTTGAGCAGGATGAGCAAGAACCTGAGCAACAGCAAGATGAGCCTGATGAGTCTGAAGTGGTTGTTTCCATTGGTGAGGAGTCGCCACCTCAAGAGGAAACGCGGGCACCTGATTGGGTGCGCGAGTTGCGGAAATCACACCGCGAGTTGCAGCGCAAGAACCGTGAGCTTGAAGCCAAACTGACAACCCAAGCGCCTGTAGTGCAGCCGCTGGGTAAGAAGCCGACGCTTGAGGATCACGACTACGACGCCGAGAAGTTTGAGACTTCGTTGGCAGAGTGGTACGAGCGCAAGCGAAAAGCGGATGAAGTGGCAGCGCAGGCCAGACTCGCTGAGGAGCAACAGCAGCGGCAATGGCAGGCAAAGCTGGATTCCTACGGCAAGGCGAAAGCCTCGCTCAAGGTGCGCGATTTTGATGATGCTGAAGAAGTCACTCAGCAAGCATTGGACATCACGCAGCAGGGAATCGTGCTTCAGGGTGCAGAAAATCCTGCCCTGTTGGTGTACGCACTTGGCAAGAACCCAAAGAAGGCCGCAGAACTCGGCTCAATCAAAGATCCTGTGAAATTCGCTTTTGCGGTAGCGAAACTGGAGAAAGACTTGAAGGTTACGCAACGCAAAGCGGCACCGCCGCCCGAGAAAGTCGTGCAAGGTAACGCAGGCGTTTCTGGCGCGGTTGATTCAACACTCGACCGGCTGCGTGCTGAAGCTGAGAAGTCCGGTGACTACACCAAGGTCTTTAAGTACAAGCAGCAGCAGAAAGTCAAACAGAAATGAGGTAAATCATGGCAAACGCATTTAATAAAGAAGAACGCGTCGCGTTCGAGAACATTCTGGAAGGCTTCCAGGACGCTCTGGTGCTGTCGCGCAACGTTTCGGTGTACAACACCGACCAGACGATGATGGAGCGCACCAACAACGTCATCTGGCGTCCGCAGCCCTACATCGCTGAGTCGATCACTGCCGCCCCTGGCACTGACATCTCCTCGTCCTACAAGGACATGACTCAGTTGGCTGTGCCTGCGACCATTGGTTTCAGCAAGTCTGTGCCTTGGACGCTGAACGCGCTGGAACTGCGTGATGCGCTGCAAGAGGGTCGCCTGGGCGATGCCGCCAAGCAGAAGCTGGCCTCGGACATCAACGTTGCCATCATGAACGTTGCTGCCACCCAGGGCACGCTGGTTGTGAAGCGTACCGCTGCCGCCTCAGGCTTTGATGATGTCGCGCAATGCGACGCCATCATGAACGAGCAGGGCGTGCCGTCTTATGACCGCTATCTGGCTCTGAGCACCCGCGACTACAACGGCATGGCGAACAACCTGTCGGCTCTGTCGCGTTCGTTTGGCAACCAGAAGTCGGATTCGGCCTACGAGCGTGCCTATGTCGGCATGGTCGCTTCGTTCGACACCTTCAAGCTGGACTACGCCAACCGCAAGGCCGCCGCTGCTGGCTCGGGCATCACCATTGATACCCGTACCGCTGCGAACAACTACTACCAGCCCAAAGCGACCAGCACCGCGGTCGGTGGTCAGATCAACGTTGACAACCGCTATCAGACCGTGACTGTCTCCTCGACCACCAACGTGGCCGCTGGCGACTGCTTCACGATCTCTGGCGTCAACGCCTGCCACCACATCACCAAGGGTGACACTGGCGTGCTGAAAACCTTCCGGGTGATCAGCGTGACCAACTCCACCACGATGGTGATTTCGCCTCCGATCATCTCCGATCAAGGCGCGACCGATGCTGAGGCTCAGTATCAGAACGTGATCGTTACGCCTGCTGCTACGGCTAACATCGTGTTCCTGAACACCGCCTCGGCTTACCTCAACCCGTTCTGGCAGAAAGACTCGCTTGAGATCCTGCCGGGTCGGTATGCGGTGCCTGCCGATGCTGGCGTTGCTGTGATGCGTGCTGCCACTGACCAGGGCGTTGAACTGGTGATGCAGAAGTTCTACGACATCAACACCATGAAAACCAAGTATCGTCTCGATACCTTGTTTGGTGTGGTGAACAAGCAGCCGGAAATGTCCGGTGTGATCTTGTTCTCGCAGACCTGATCGTAGACTGACAGGGCAGGGGCTTCGGCCCCTGTCTTGTTTTAGGAGTGCGGTATGCCGCTGAAAAAAGGTTATTCGCAGAAGTCCATTTCGTCCAACATCTCGAAAGAGATGAAGGCTGGCAAGCCGCAGAAGCAAGCGGTGGCGATTGCTCTGAGTACGGCACGCACTGCCGCCATGAAAGCAGGAAAGCCTAGCAAAGCGCCGAGGAAGAAATGAAAGCCAAACCTCCTGGCCTCTATGCCAACATTGCCGCTAAACGCGAGCGCATCGAGGCTGGCAGTAAGGAGCGTATGCGTAAGCCTGGGAGCAAAGGCGCTCCGACTGCTGCTGCGTTTCGTGCCGCTGCCAAGACTGCAAAGAAAAAATGACCGAATTTCCGACGCTTGTTTACCGATCCCCAGGCCCGCATCACGGCCCAGGCTCAACGACCTATGACTATCGTGGCGTTAAGACTGAAGATGAGTTGACGCTGCGACAGATCGAGGGCTGGACGTTGAGTCTTGACGAGGCGATCAACGGTAAGCCAGTAGCGCCTGAGCCTGTGGACAACTCGCCGCCGACTCGGGCTGAGATGGAGCAGAAGGCGCGGGAACTGAAGATCAAGTTTGACGGTCGCACGACGGATCGGAAACTGTTAGGATTGATCGAGTCCGCAATGGGGTCGGTATGAGTTACACAAAACGCCAGTTTGTCGAGGCCGCCTTCGAGGAAATCGGACTGGCGGCGTATGTGTTTGATCTGTCCCCTCAGCAGATGGAGTCTGCGGTGCGCCGTCTGGATACCATGATGGCCGAGTGGAACGCCAAGGGTATCCGTCTGGCATATCCGCTGCCGTCCAGTCCGCAGGACAGTGACATTGACGCTGAAACGACGGTGCCTGACAGCGCCAACGAAGCAATCATCTGCAATCTTGGTATCAGACTGGCTCCGTCCTATGGTAAGCAAGTGATGCCTGAGACGAAGGTGACGGCAAAGATGGCTTACAACACGCTGCTGGCGCGTGCGACAATGCCGATGGAGCAGCAATTCCCTGCTGCAATGCCTTCTGGTGCTGGCAACAAGCCTTGGCGCGTCTACGACGATCCATATCTGCGTCCGCCGTACTTCCCGGTGGACTCTGGGCCTGAAGGCCCGCTGGAGTACAACTGATGCCTACGATCAATCAACTGCCGACTCTGGCGACGGTTTCATCCGGCGATCAGTTGCCGGTCTACACGCCTAGCAACGGCGATGCTCGCAAGATGAGCATCGGTTCACTGCTGACGTTCTTCCAGTCATCGTTCGCCTCGCCTACGATGTCGGTGCAGTATGCGACGCCTGGGACTGGCTTCAACGTCACTGTGGCGACCAACAGCACGCAGGCATGGTTGCTGATTCAGCCTGCTGGAACGCTGGCAACTGGCACTGTGACGCTGCCGCTGAACACCAGCGTTGCTGATGGTCAGGAGGTGCTGGTGACGACGACGCAGCAGATTACATCGTTCACGCTCGGCCTGAACGGTGCTGCGGCTGCGTTTGGTGATCCGACGACGCTGGCGGCTGAGGACTTCTTCCGTATGCGTTACTACGGGCCTACAAATTCTTGGTACAGGATTGCTTGATCATGACCATTCGCGCACCGTTTCAGCCTCAACGTGGGGCAAACCAAGTCGTGACACCTGGCGCTGCATCGGCGTCTGCGACCATTGCTCTCGGGCCTAAGTCTGTCCGTCTGGTCAACAGCGGCGCAAACATCTGCCACGTTCGCATTGGTCAGGGCACTCAGACTGCGACGACGGCTGACATGCCGATTCGTGCAGGCAGCGAGATCATTGTGCAGCGCCAAGAGGATGAGGTGACTGTGGCTTACATCAGCGCCTCGGGCACGACGCTGCACATTCAGACCGGCGAAGGCGGCTACTGAGATGGCGAAAGATCCTCGACTCGAAAGGGCCGGGGTCAGCGGCTACAACAAGCCCAAGCGCACGCCTGGACATCCGACCAAGAGTCATGTGGTCGTTGCCAAAACTGGCGATCAGGTCAAGACGATCCGATTCGGCCAGCAGGGTGTGTCAGGCTCACCAAAGAAAGAAGGTGAGTCAGAGTCCAGCCGCAAGCGCCGCGAGTCATTCAAGGCCAGACATGCCGAGAACATTGCCAAGGGCAAGATGAGTGCGGCATATTGGGCTGACAAAGTGAAGTGGTGAGATGGCTCAAATCCCGATCATCAGCGGAATCTATACGGACAACGGCCCGGACTTCCGGCAGTCCTATCCGGTCAACATGGAGCCTGTGCCTGTTGCCAACGGCATCAGCGGCGGCTATCTGCGTCCGTCTGATGGTCTGATCGCCCAGGGCACTGGGCCTGGCATTGATCGAGGCGGGATCAACTGGAACGGTGTGCTGTATCGAGTGATGGGCACGAAACTTGTGTCTATCAGCAGCACGAATGTCGTCACCATTTTGGGTGATGTCGGTGGATCGACGGATCTAGTCATCATGGACTATTCGTTTGACCACCTCGGCATCGTCTCTGGCGGCAACATTTATTTCTGGAATGGCACGACGCTGACCATTGGCAACTATCCGCTGCCAATCGTCACTGTCGGTCCAATCATTGATTTTTGTTTCATCGACGGTCGGTTCATGCTGACCGATGGTGTGCGGCTGTACGTCACGGATGTTGGTGATCCGTTTACGATTGGCGCGTTTGCGTATCAGGAACCAGTCGCAGATCCTGACCCTGTATCATCACTGTTGCGTTTGCGCAACGAGGTGTATGCAATCAATCGCAACACTATTGAGGTGTATGAGTCGATTGGAGGATCTGCGCCGTTCCCGTTCAGCGTGATTGACGGTGCGCAGATCCAGAAGGGTGCGATTGGCGTTCAGGGTTCATGCGTTTTTTCCGAGATGATTGCCTTCATTGGCAGCGGTCGCAATGAAGCGCCTGCGGTCTATCTCGGCTCTGCGGCTGTGGCAACCAAGATCAGCACGCAAGAGATTGACGAGATTCTGGCAACGTACACTGAGCAGCAGTTGTCTCTGGTGAAACTTGAGCCTCGCAACGACAAGTCGCAGCAGTTCCTGTATCTGCATCTGCCAGACCGTACGCTGGTCTACGATGCTGCTGCGTCTGCCGCGATGGAGCAACAGGTGTGGACTGTTTTGGTCAGCACGACTGACGGTTTTGCACAGTACCGCGCACGCAACTTCGTCTGGATTTACGACAAATGGACCTGCGGTGATCCTCAGTCCAGTACCTTTGGATACATGAGCGACACCACCTCAAATCATTGGGGTCAGATTGTGCGTTGGGAGTTTGGCACCGCCATTGTGTACAACGAGAGCAAGGGTGCAATCTTCCATCAACTCGAACTGGTTGCTCTGACTGGTCGCGTGGCCTTGGGTCAGAATCCTTGGATCAGTACCAGTTACTCATACGACGGTCAGACCTGGGGTCAGGACAGAGCGATTCAGGTCGGATCTGTTGGTCAGACGCAAAAGCGCCTGGTGTGGTTCCAGCAGGGTCACATGCGCAACTGGCGTGTGCAGCGGTTCCGTGGCGACAGTCAGGCGCATCTATCGTTTGCGAGGCTTGAGGCTCAGTTAGAGCCTCTGGCGTACTGATGGCAACGTCCAACAGGCTCAACCTGACGCGAGATGAGCTTGCGTCATTCCTGAAGAATCACCATCAGATTCGTCAGTTCGAGCGCCTGTTTGCTGACGTTGAGCAACTTGAGCCTACGACGCTTGATGATCTGGCTCTGGTTGGTGATAACGCAGCGCAGAAGGCTGTGCAGGCCATTGATGGGCTTGAGGCTCAGAAGCAGGAGCTTGAGGTTACGGTGGCTGCGCTTGAGGCCAAGGTCAATCAGGCTGTCAGCGCGTTGTCTACCATCAATGACCAGTTGTCGATGCTGATGCAGGCTCCGCCTCCTCGTGAGTTCAAGCGGTCGCGTTATGGGTCGTTCTACGACACGACGACGCAAACGGCGGCGGCGATCAACACGGCTACGGCTATCACGTTCAACACCACTGATCTGAGTCATGGCGTTAGCATTGGGACGACGACATCTCATGTGATCGTGGATACGCCTGGAATTTATAATTTCCAGACATCTATCCAGTTGGATAGCACTGTCTCTACATCAGAACAATTCTATTTGTGGTTCCGAGTCAACGGAGTTGACGTAACCAATTCAGCGTCACAAGTCAGGATTCAGGGCAACAATGCGGAGATTTTTGTTGCTTTGAATTTCTTTTTCGACCTGAAGGCCGACGACTACGTTGAACTGATGTATTCAGTCAGTAGCACTGCGGTGCAATTGCTGGCCTCTGGCGCGGTGGCACCGCATCCTGGCATCCCGTCTGTCATTCTGACGGTTGCAAACAATATTCAAGGGGTTCAATAATGGCAGTCATCGCAAAGGTTCTGGTCCCTCCGTTGCAGTTGGCAACGGGTGCGACCACTCAGTACACAGCCACAAACGTCAAGGCAATCATTGACAAGGCGACTGTGACCAACACTGACACGGTGAATCGTTCGTTCAACGTGCATCTTGTCACTAGCGGCGGGTCTGCCAATAACGCCAACCTTGTCATCGACACCAAGACAGTGGTGCCGAATGAGACTTATCTGTGCCCTGAGTTGGTTGGTCAGGTGCTGGATTCTGGCGACTTCATCAGCACGACGGCCAGCGCGGGCAGTGCGCTGACTCTGCGTATCTCTGGAAGGGAGATTGCATAATGGAAGGCGCAAAGATGCCGATGATGGTTCTCGGCGGGTTCAACGGCCTTGAGGTTGAAGAACCGTTCATTACAGCCGCAGAGAACAAGAAGAATACCCAGGTCGTCATCAACAACTGGATGCTTGGGCCTGAGAAGCCGTCCAGTGAGCCTGGTGCGAATAAACCGTATTGGGTTGCTTTGGGCAAGGCGATGCAGGTTGATGAGGATGAGGCTCGGCGTCGGCGCTGCTCGAACTGCGAGTATTACGACAACTCGACCAAGACGCAGGCCAAGATGGAGCGCATCCCACGCAACGCTTGGGACACTGGTGCCGGGTATCGTGGCTACTGCGACAAGTTTGAATTTGTCTGCCATGACATGCGAGCGTGTCAGGCGTGGGAAGAGCGCGAGTTCGAGGAAGATTGACGTATGGCGCGATTGTGCGAGAATGGCGGCACTGAGTCGCCAGCGCCCGCCAGTAGCGCATCCGTCCACTAGGATAGCGCCGTGACACCTGAAGATTGGCTCAGACGAAATCTCAAAGAGGTTTTCGAGTTACCCGTTGAGGCGGTCGATTGGCTGCTGATGCTTTGGGGTGCCATTCAGGTCTTTGATGATGTGGCTGACGGGGATACTGTGACCCGTCCTGACCTTGATGCTGCGATCTGGAACACGCTGGTCGCAATGCCTCGTAATCCCTTCTTTGTTGTTCATGCGGCTACGCTTGCGCCGATTGTTGCAGCCATGATTCTGAAATGGCAGGCCAGTGATCGTGTAGAAATTGCAGGCGCACCTACGGCCATGTCCTATGCTTGGCGAGCAGGATATTACGATGTCGTGCTGATGGTGGTGCAGTGCTGCAAGGGTGTGGATTTTGCGACCAAGAACGCACATCATGTGATGTCACTGTACGGCGAGCAGTTTGAAGATTATTTGAAGGAATTTGAGCATGCCTAATCCAGTCGTTGCGCTTGTTGCTGGTGGCAGCGCCATTCTCAGTTCGTCTGCACAGCGTAGTGCTGCCAAGTCTGCTGCTGGAGCGCAGACGCAAGCCGCCCAGATGGGCATTGATGAGCAGCGCCGTCAGTTTGATGTGATGCAGGAGTTGCTGTCTCCTTATGTGAGCGGCGGCACGCAGGCATTTCAGGCGCAGCAGCGTCTGCTTGGGTTGGGCACTCCTGAAGAACAGCAGCAGGCTATTTCTGCGCTGGAGCAAAGTCCGCTCTACCAGGCTCAAGTGCGTCAGGGCGAGCAAGCCCTGATTCAGAACGCCGCTGCCACCGGGCAACTCCGGGGTGGCAACCTTGCTGCCGCACTGGCTCAGTTCCGTCCTGCCATGCTGCAACAGCAAATTCAGCAACAGTTCGCCAACCTTGGTGGACTGGCTCAGTATGGTCAGGCGTCTGCGGCTCGGGTAGGTGCTGGCGCTCAAGCCTCTGGCACAAACATCGCCAACCTGCTGGCTCAACAGGGTGCTGCGCAGGCTGGTGGCGAGTTGGCGGCAGGGCGTGCGACTTCTCAGATGCTGGGGTTGCCTGCGCAGATCGGCGGGTATGCTGCTGGCAATCCTGCGTTTGCTGCTCAACTTGGCAACTTGTTTGGTGGGACTCAACCGGCTGCCACTACCCCTGGTTTCAGTGAAGCCATGTACGGCGGGATGCTCTAAGGATCAATCATGGTCGCACCGTTTAACTATGCCATTGATGTTGCAAGTCCGATTGAGCAGGCCGTCAGCGGTCTGAAACTTGGTGTCGGCGTTGCTGAGTTGCAGGCAAAGCAGCAAGAGATGGCGCGTGCTGCCCAGCAGCGCCAACAGGCCGCTTTGGAGCAGCAGCGATTCTTTGAGAATCCCAACCCAACGATTCAGGATGTGATGCGCTACAGCGCCTTCTTGCCTCCTGAGCAGGCGAAGGTGTTGTCTGATCAGTTTGGAACACTGGACAAAGGTCGTCAGCAGGGCATGTTGCAGTTTGGCGGTCAGGTGCTGTCATCCGTTGCTGCTGGCAAGCCTGAGATTGCAGTGCAACTGCTGCGTGATCGTTCTGCCGCAGAGCGTGATCCTCAGCAGGCCAAAGGCTATGCAGACCTTGCGACAATGGTTGAGTCATCGCCGAGCGAGGCGCTGAAGATTCTTGGCCCGACTTTGGCAGCACTGCCAAGCGGCAAGGATCTGATTGAGAACCTTGGCAAAGTCCAAGAGCAACAGCGTCAAGAGCAGTTGTTTGGGCCTGAACTGCGCAAAGCACAGGCTGATGCAGATACTGCTGTCGCTCAGGCAACCAAAGAAGGGGTGCTGGCTGAGTTTGCTCGGCCTACCGCGCTGGCTCAATTGACCTCGGCACAGGCCAAGGCAATTAGCGATGCCAGCGACGCAAGTTTCCGAGACGCTTTGAACCAAGCCGGTCTGAACGAAAAGAACTGGAACGTCAGAAATCTTCAGTCTCAGATCACTGATCGTTCGCAAGCGCGTGGACTTGATGCGCAGCGCACTTACGCCGAGGTTCAGGAAAGGCTCGCTAACATTGCAGCTAAGGCTGTAGAGATCCCTGCTGCATCGCAAAAACTGGTCAACGATGCGGCTGTAAGCGCCGCCTCAGCCAAGCAACAAGCAGGGCAGTTCAATGCTTTGGCGACTAATCTTGAGCGTCTTGGCGGTGGTTATGGTGCGTTCAGTACCGCCAGCGAGTTTTTGAAGAAAACGACCGGCAATCAGGATTACGTCAGCCAGTTGCGGCAAGAGTACACACGCCTGCGCAATAGTGCTGCCGTGCAGTCACTTCCTCCTGGCCCTGCAACTGATCGTGATATCGCCTTGGTGCTGGAAGGCTTCCCGCCGCCTACGGCAGACGCCAGAACGATGGCAGGATTCATGCGCGGCATGGCAAAGCTTCAGGACATCACGGCCAGCGTTGAAGGTGCTAAGGTGGACTGGCTTGCTGGCAATCGAGGCAACCTAACTCGGGCAACCAACGGATTTATCGCAGGCGATTACAGAGTCAATCCAGGGGAGACCTGGGTGGACTTCAGTTCCCGAGTGGTTGGTGATGTCTCGAAACGATACGCACCGCCTACTGATCGAAGGCTTGAGCAGATCCCGACTGGTGCAGCGCCAATTCCTGCACAGGCTGCACCTGGACCTAGCATCCGTTCTCAGGCCGATGCAATCATTGGAGTTAGGTAATGGCTACCGCTGACGATTACGCCGCCTGGATCGTCAAGAATCAGGACAAGCGCGGCACTCCTGATTTTGATACGGTTGCCAAGGCTTATCAGGAAGCCAAAGCCGAGGAACGCATGGCAGAGCAGCGCGTTGCTGCGCCTCCTGCTCCTCCTCCTGCGCCTGGACTACTTCAACAAGCCGCTGGCGTTGGCGAGACGGGCATTGCACTTGCCACAGGCGCGACTGGCGGTTTGCTTGGCGCATTGCTTGGCACTGGTCGAGAAATCACTCGCCAGATCCTGTCTGGTCAGTTTGGCAACGAACAATCTAATCAACTGGTCAGGGCCGCTGCTGGTGAAGGTGCCAGAGCACTGACCTTTGAGCCTCGCACGCAGGCCGGTCGTGAGATGACGCAGGCGGCAGCGCAGGGCTTGCAGCAATTGCCTGCGTTTGTTCCTGCTGTCGGCCCGATTGGTGCCATTGGTGCTGGCCTGCGTCAAGCCGCTCCTGCGGCTGAATTGGGCGTTCAGCGTGTTGGTGCTGTTGCTGGTCAGGTCGGCCAGGTTGTCACTGCGCCTGTCAGAATGGCGACAGAGGCGGTTGGCCTGCGACAGCCAACGACAACCCGCGCAGGCTCAGTCGGTGCTGCTGCGACGCCTGCTGAGATAGAGCGTGTTGCCACGGGGGAAGGATTGGCAGTTCCCTTTGAGGGTGGCGCTGCTTTCACTCTTGGTCAGCGCACTCGTGATTACAAGCAACTTCAGTTTGAGAAAGAGACGGCCAAACTCGGTGAGGTTGGCGCTCCGTTGCGTGAGCGTGTCGAAAATCAGACAGCAGTCATGCTGCAAAACTTCGACGCAATGATAGAGCGCCCTGGCCCAATGCGCTTTGAAAAGCGTGATATTGGCAAGGGTGTGACTGAGGCAGTGCTGACCAAGGCCAATGCCGCTCGCGGCAAGATCAATGACGCTTACACCAAGGCCAGAGAAGCAGGAGAACTGGCGCAAGAGATTGAGATGGCTCCTCTTGCGCAGCGTCTTGATGATCTGAGCAAGTACGAAGGTCTGGTTCCTACGATTCGCGCTGTGCGCAACGAAGCGACTAGGCTCGGTGCTGTTGGCGTCGATGAGGCAGGGCAGGTTGTACCTGGTCGCTTGAGCCTGAACGATTCCGAGGTCTTGCGTCAGTTCGTCAACGATGCAACGGACTGGACGAATCGACGCGAGGCCTTGATGGGCCGCAGGCTCATTCAGGCGATTGATGACTCCACCGAGGGCCAAGGCGGCGATCTGTACAAGCGTGCGCGTGCGTTGCGCAGGCAGTACGCACAAGAGTTTGAGAACGTTGGCTTGACTGCCAAGTTGCTTGGCACCAAGCGCGGCACAGATGACCGTCAAATTGCCTTTGAAGATGTGTTTGATCGAGTCATTATCTCTGCGCCTGTCGATGAGATGAATCGTTTGCGCGGCACGCTATTGACCGCTGGCACAGAAGGCAAGCAAGCCTGGTCGGATCTCAAGGCAAAAGGCGTTGAGTACATCAAAGAGGCTGCGTTGTCTCCGTCACAGCGCGATAGTCGAGGCCAGCCTTTGTTGTCTCCTGATAAGCTCAATCGCGTGATCAAATCGCTGGATCAGGATGGCAAATTGGTGAGCCTGTATGGTAAAAAGCAGGCACAGCAACTGCGCGATCTGGCCGAGATTGCTTCCGTCATTTACACCGCACCGCCTGGTGCAATTAACACATCCAACACGGCTAGTGCATTGCAAGTGGCGCTGGATAGTTTTGTGACATTTGGGGCAACTGGCGTGCCTGCTCCTGCTCTGACTGCGTTGCGTCAGGCAAGCAAATACGTCAAAGACAGGAAACTGAAGGCTCAGGTTGAGCAATCGCTGAAAGCACTGGAAAGGTAATCAAATGTCCGCTCTCTCCGTCAACCCGCCTTTCCCGATCTTTCTGGACATTGACGGCCAGCCGCTCGATGCAGGGTACATCTATCTTGGTGTGGCGAATCAGGCCACCGAGGCTAACCCGATCCAGGCGTATTGGGATGCTGCGCTCAGTGTGCCAGCGACTCAGCCGATCCTGACCAAAGCAGGATTCCCGGTCAATGCAGGCGTACCGGCTCGGGTGTATGTGAACAGTGACTACTCGATTGTGGTGAAGAACCGCAACGGGTTTCAGGTGTTCTCCTCGCCTATCGCCACTGATCGGTTCAACGATGCGGTGGTGAACATCGACTCATCCGATGTCACGTTCCTCCAAGCAGGCGCTGGCGCTGTCGCACGCACCGCGCAGGCCAAGATGCGGGATGTGGTGAGCGTCAAGGACTTTGGGGCGGTGGGCGATGGGGTGACGGATGATACAGCAGAGATCCAAGCGGCTGTCACATACGCAATCAACAGTAATCTAAAAGCTGTCTACATTCCGTCAGGGGTGTATGTCGTCAGCGCAACCATCAATTTGGGCCGCATGTGCTTGCGCGGTGATGGTGATGGTTCGCGGATCAAGCCAACAATCAGTGACGGGTCTGCGGTATTGTCGTTTGCGGCAGGATCAAATTTCTTTTCGCTAGACTCGTTCAGGATTGATAACGACCTCAATCTTGCAAACTTCATTTCTGGCGCGATCAACGCGCAGAACTGCACAGGCGTCAAAGTCAACTCCAGTGGAGGCACTTTTTCTGCGCGGTATGTCATGCGCGATGTTGTTGTGCGAGGGTGCAAAGTCGGCTATGACATTAACGGGTTCATCGGCACTCTCGACAATGTTTGGTCGCTCGCTTGCGAGACCGGGCTGATTGCAACAGCTTTTAATTCAGTTCGAGCGCATCTGCGATTCGAGGAGTGCCGTAAAGACTTTACTCTTACTAGCTCCGGAGGCGTTCATTTTGATCAGTTGATTTCTGAAGGCGGCACTTTGCAATCTGGTTTATTGACGTCAACCGTGGATGGTTGCAACGCCATCACGTTTACGTCGATGTATTTGGAGCAAACCAGGAACGTCCCTTTCATTACATTTGGCGGCACTACAGAATGTAAAAACGTAGAAGTAGGAACCGTCACTGCTGGGATGGCCGACAACGCCGGGAAGAACAACGAGATTTATGCACTTGCCTTTGATCGTGTTGATGGTCTAAAGATCGGCGGCTTTTACTCCACCGGAACGAACCAGAAGCGGTATTCGTCAACCGCAAACACAAAGAACATTGTAGACACATCAACGGCATTTAGTGCGGCAAACTGGCCCAACGACAACAGCAACAACCTTTCTGTCGTCCGGAATTATTTTCCCAACCCAAACTTTGACCTCTGGTTTCGCGGATACCCGGCGGTTACGGTTGTTCGCGGCGTAATGACGCAAGAGACCGCTATCACCCGCAGGGGGCCAAACGCCATCAAGTTTCAGATCAATGCCGCACAGGCCAACGGCGCGGTGCAGTTCGTTTTCAACGACTCATACTTGGGCGTGAAACTGCGTGGCAAGACAGTCACGCTGTACGCATGGGTGTGGGTGCCAAACCTGTCTGAGTTCAATCCTGCCAACCGATCAACAATGGCAGGAGTGGCGGTCGCCCTTTTCTCAGATGGCACTGGCGGAACCACGGCAGTTAGCGCCACCAATAGCGTCAACCGAAATGCGTGGAATTTGCTGAAAGTTAATTACACCGTCCCATCTGATGCGACAAGGATTGATACCTTTGCGTACATCTACGGTGGCAGCGGCAGTTCAACCGGCAATGAGTTCATCGTGGTGGACTCAATGTATCTGATCGAAGGCAACGGCCAAGACGCATCGGTGCTGAATGGGTACATTGTCGATTCTGAGCTAAACCAGTGCGCTAATTTTGGTGGCCGCATGGTGATGCGAAGCGACTCAGCGCCGACCGACCCCGACCAGACCTTTGAGGTAGGAGATCAGGTGTGGAAATTCACCGTATCTGCGGGCGGGTCCCCGGGTTGGGTTTGCACGACTGGGGGTGCTGGTGGCACCGCAGTGTTTAAGGCAATGGCTAACGTCGCAGCATGATCTCCTCCCTCCTCCGCTCCCGCACTGTCTGGTTCGCCATCCTGCTCGCCGCGCTGTCTGTGGTGCAGGGCTACCTGGGCATCTTCAAGCTCGACCCGCAGACTGAGATGCTGGTCGGCATCGGCATCAGCGCCATCGTCACTGTGCTGCGGATCATCACGACGCAGCCCATCTCGCAGAAATGAAAGGCTAAACCCATGTCAGCCGTTTCGGTCAATCCTCCTTTCCCGATCTTCACTGATACGGATGGTCAGCCTCTTGAGAACGGCTACATCTGGATCGGTACGGTCAACCTCGATCCGCAGGGCAATCCGATCACGGTTTACTGGGACTCTGCGCTGACCCAGGTTGCAGGCCAGCCGATTCGCACGATCAACGGCTACCCTGCACGCAACGGATCGCCTGCCAGGATCTATGCGAATAGCGACTACAGCATCCGGGTGCAGAATAAGAACGGATCGACTGTTTACAGTGCCAGCGCCTCCACTGATTTCATGAGTGCGGTAGATGTCTCGTTCCAGCCTGCTGGAGCAGGAGCCACCGCCCGCACAGTCCAGAGCAAGCTGCGCGACACCGTGTCGGTGAAGGACTTCGGCGCCGTGGGCGATGGGGTGACCGATGACACTGCGGCGATTACCGCCGCGCTGGCTGCGGCGGATGATGTTTTCGTCCCGCCCGGTACTTACCTCATCTCCTCGACTATCAGCATTGCTCAATTTAAAGTCTTTCGCGGCGTTGGCTACAAGTCACGACTTTCTGCAAATTCTATCTCCGGGCCAGTCATCAGCATTACATCCGGTACAGGCCCAACTGAGGTATCGGGATTTAGAATTACTGGAACTGCGACCTCTGGAGTTTCCGTAAATAACGCGCAAACCATAGTAGTAGATAACATTAGTCTGTGGGGCCTCACCGCTACAAATGGGTTCGTGTTCGTTTCCACTTGGGGGAGCGCGTTTTCTAATTTGTGGACGAACGGTTCAACGCTGACCAATGCTGGATTCATCTGTGGGCAGGACTTCAACGCGAACGACTGTCGGAACTGGTATACCGGAAGCAGTTTCTGTACCTACAGCTTGCTCATCGACGGAACGTACAACGGCGGTTCTGGCGTGTCGCACGGATCGTCGTGGACTATGGTTTGTCTGCAAGATGGTCAGTACGGAATTTACATTGGGTCGTATCAAGGCGCGTCTTTTAATGGCGTCTACATGGAAAACGTGGTGCACCCACTGCGACTCGGTGTGGCGTCTACAAAGCTGGCGCGGGGCATCGCTTTCAATGGCGGGGATTTTGGCGGCCCGTATAACACTCACCCGAACTACGCTTCCAGAGAAGCTGTTATCTGGCTGGATTACGCTATTGGCTGCTCTATTGATGGTGTCGATCTTAGTGGCGCGTACAACTGCGGAAATGCTGCGCCTATTACGTTCAGCGGTGGCGGTGGGTCTGGCGCGTTCGCTATCGCTCGTGTGACCGCCGCCGGCGTCGTTCAATCAGTTGAGGTCGTCTGCGGCGGCACTGGCTACACCAGCGATCCGACCGCAGCAGTCGGAGGCGCAGGGTCTAGCGCCAGCCTGACCGTCACGCGATCGGGTACGTCTGTGTCCACGATTGCGGTGGCGGCGGGTGGATCTGGATATGTCCCGGTCGTTTGTCCGGTGGCAGTGACTTACAACAAAGCATTTAAATGCTCGATCAACAGCGTCATGTTTAATAGTTCGTTTGGAGACACAAGCCCGCTTTACCCCTGGGTTGTTCGGCGTTCTGGCGCAACCCCTGGCGCGGGCGTGATGTTGCTCAACGACGCTTCTTGGCTTAACAGCGCGAACGGCAACGCGGCCACCCTAATGAAAACGCGATCAAACAATTACACGCATGCGCTGATCGAATACGACAACACTGGTGCTCTCCAATCCTACGTCTACACACCGCCACAGTACCCATGACCGACTTCCTCTACAAACTTCGCGGCTCCCTGTACTCAAAGACCAGCAACGCGGCGATCATCGTCGCGGTCATTGGCGTGCTTGAGCAACTCGCACCCGGCCTGCTGGCGAGCGTTATCCCCGCTGACTACAGCGGCCTTATGATCTCAGCATTGGGCGTGCTGTTCTGGCTTCTGCGCTGGGTGACATCGAAACCTCTTGACCTTAAATGATCATGTCTGACATCGAGAACAGATTGTCTACACACGAAGCCGTCTGCGCCGAGCGCTACACGGGCATCAACGCCCGCCTGAAGCGCTTGGAAACCATCCTCATCGGCTCGGCCGGTGCAATCATCCTGCTGCTTCTGAGCGTGGCGCTGAAGATCAGATGAACTTCGACCAAGCCATCCGCGAACTGCTCCACCACGAAGGGTCGTACTCGGATCACATCGCCGACCCCGGCGGTAAGACCATGTACGGCATCACCGAAATGGTGGCACGCGAGATCGGCTATCGAGGAGAGATGCGCGAACTGCCGCTCGATCTGGCCAAGCGCATCTACCTTGAGCGTTATTGGAAGCCCATCAGCGCCGACGATCTGCCGCCCGAGATTCGCTATGCCGTATTCGACGCGGCGGTGAATTCAGGCGTCGGCCAATCAGTCATCTGGCTCCAACGCGCCTTGGGTGTACAGATGGACGGCATCATCGGCCCGGTGACGATCCGCGCGGCCTACGCCGCTGACCCGTACCTCTTGCGGGCCAAGATCCTCGCCACCCGGCTCAAGTTCATGTCGAACCTGACCACCTGGCCGTCCTTCGGTCGCGGCTGGTCAAGGCGCATCGCGCACCTGATGGAGATGGCATGAACCCGTTGATGCTGGGGACTGTGCTTGAAGTGGGCAAGACGCTGCTAGACCGCTTCGTACCTGACCCTGCGGCCAAGCAAGCCGCAGAGATGGAACTGGTGCGGATGGCCGCCGATGGTGAACTCAAGCAAGTCATCGCGCAACTTGAGATCAATGCGCGAGAGGCGCAGCACCCGTCGATCTGGACCAGTGGGTGGCGCCCCGCATTCGGTTGGTGCGGCGCAGCAGGGTTCGTCTATGCGACGATGGTTCAGCCCCTGCTGGCCTGGGGCGCTGCGATCAAGGGATGGCCTGAGCCTCCGTCCCTCAACCTCGATTTGTTGTGGGTTGTGATTACCGGGATGCTTGGGATTGGTGGCTTGCGGACAGTCGAAAAGATGAAGGGTGTTGCTTCTCGTTGATCGCCTTCATGATCTGATTGCGACCATCTTCTGCACCTAGAGCAACGATACAACCGTATCCGCAGCCTCGCAGGTACTTGATGGTCGTCTTTTGATCCTCGCTCAAGCGTCCACCTTTGGTACGCTTCATCTCAATCCAAAGTGCCCACTCAGGCACGAATAGATCAGGAATACCGGCCAGCACGCCTTCAGCCCTAAGCCTGACCGCCGTGGACTTGGTGCGAAATGATCCGTTGGGGATGGCAAGAATCTTGACATCAGGAAACAACTGACGGAACCAGCGCACGAACTCGCGCTGTTCTTCATGCTCGGTCGGGATTCTCTCTGTCACGCAGTCCAACTCCTGTTGATCACTCGGCAAAACTTACCGTCTTGCTTGTAAGTAATCTTGCGTGGCGGATTGCCACTGTTCATCACTTTGGCAATCTGATCCAATCCGTCAAGGTTCGCCACCTCTGGCCCGATCATGCCAAACGCATCGTGTGCCATCTTAGCAAGCAATTGCACTGACTTCTGCCCTGCATAGCCATCGTGCATGATCGGCAGGTACTCGGTTACTGGCGGGTCACTCAAGGCTGCGTAATAGGTGACTGCCAGCATTTCTTTGCCGCTGGCCTTGCTGATGTGCTTGCGCCAGTTCCAACTGGTCACATCAAGGTCTGATCCGTCTAGGCCCATGATGTCGTTGTTGTGGAGCTTGAGTTTCTTGCGTTCAGGCTCAGGAAACGCATGACCGCAGGCAGGGCACTCGCGCACTGACAGATGGCAAAGTTCGTCGCAGTTGTCGCAGACCTTGACTGGCACCTCGCCATTGCCATCTCCTGCCTTCTTGGGCGGCTGCACTGCCGTAATCGGGCCATGCGCTGCAACAACACCGGCGAAGTCCAGAACCAAGCAGTCCGTCTTGCCTTCTGCAATTCGCATGCCTCGACCGGCCATCTGGACGTACAGGCCAGGCGATAGCGTCGGACGCAGCATGGCAATCAGGTCTATGCCAGGGTAATCAAATCCAGTCGTCAGCACATTAGCGTTGGTCAGGGCACGAATCTTGCCAGCCTTGAACTCAGACAAGATGCGCTCTCGCTCCTTCTTTGGCGTCTCTCCTGTCACGCATGCCGCTGGAATGCCGTGGATGGTGTTCAGGATGAAAGCCACGTTCTCGGCGTGTTTGACGCCTGCGCAGAAAAACAGCCATGAACGCCTTGATTCTCCCAGGCGCACCACCTCATCGACAACGGCTAGGTTATTCTTGTCGGTATCAACTGCCGCCTGCAACTCTGACTCAATGAACTCGCCACCTCGCTTGCGCACGCCACTGGTATCAAGACGCAAGCCAGTCACTTTACTGCGCAGCGTGGCGAGATAGCCTTTGAATACCAGTTCCTCAATGCTGACAGGCTCAAGCAAGGCATCAAAGATGGCTGGTTTGTCAGTGATCAGGCCGTGACCGAGCCTGAAAGGTGTAGCAGTTAAACCTACAACACGCAGAGCAGGATTGATGGTCTTGAGGTCTGCAATCAGTTTGCGGTATCCGCCTTCATCCTTGTGCGACACGGCATGAGCCTCATCAATGATGATGAGGTCTGCATGGCCTAGTTCGCTGGCCTTATTGCGAACCGACTGGATGCCTGCGAAGGTGATTGGCTCGCCAAGTTGCTTGATGCCGACCGAGGCGCTGTAGATGCCAAGAGGCGCATCCGGCCAATGGTGCAGCATCTTTTCGGCGTTCTGTTCAATCAACTCCTTCTGATGGGTAAGCATCAGGATGCGTGTCTCAGGCCAGGTTTGCAGTGCATCCTTGCACAAGGCGGCGATGATGTGGCTTTTGCCTGAGCCTGTTGGCAAGACGAGGCAAGGGTTGCCTGCATTGTTGGCGATCCAGTCGTACAACTGGTCAATGGAGCGTTGCTGATAATCTCTGAGCATAGTCTTTGTCTGGTGGGCCTGGGTTTAACGTCCCCAGGCTCGACGGTCAGATCAGGACAAAGGAGACGCAGCCCCTCTGACTGCCTCCGTTAGCGCACGGTGGGCTTGCGGGCCAAGCATCAAAACCATGACGCTGCAATGTCCCGCCGTGCCGTTGATTTTTTTGGTTCTGGCGGCACAAAAGGACGATATTTTTCGCGCTCTTTGCGCCTTGCCTCTCGGCGTTGCGCATTGCGTTGTTCCCTAGTTTGCGTCGCAGGGCGAGGCGCGTCAACAGATCCAATGCCCCAGAGTTTTGCAGGCGTTGCACCTGTGTACTTGTAATCTGCGATGCAGACGATGCCCTCGGCCTTCATGCGAGTCAGCGCGACCATGAGCGTTGAGCGTGCAACACGCAACTCCCAGCCAAGTTCGTCTGTTGTGCGTGTTTTCTTCTTGAGCAGGCGCAGGATGCGTTCGTTCACTCCAGAACCTCCCTGCCATCCAGTCGTGCTTTGATTTCCTCGATCATTGCAGCGTCTCTCAGTTTCGATGGATTAGTCTTTGCCATGACACGCAGGGCGATGGCACAAAACGTCTCGATTTGTGCCCATTCGTCCTCCAGGTCAGGATCAAGCCGGTCACGCACAGCAGTCAGCGCAGCCAGCAGATCCTTCTTCATGGCGTCAATGTTGGATCTCAATGAACAGTCTCCGTGACAACTTTGTAGTCCTTAAAAACAACTCCCTTGCTGGCATCACCGACCTTGCAGGCTTTGACCCAGACCTTCTTTCCGGTCTTACAAGTTCGCCAGTGGCCGCGACGATCGTGCAACCTAGGACTGGCATGGGTGCCACCTTGCGGCGCGTTCTTGGCCTGCTTGGGGCCAATCTCGACAGTGTGCCAGTCGAACAGTACCGGAGGCTTCCCTTTTGCCGCACGAGCAGCGTTCAGAAAAGACTTCTTGGGAGTCGGCAGGTATGCGGTCTGATTGGTATCCAAGCTCTGCACAAACCGAGTGATGAGGGCGATCACAGGCAAATAATGCTCACGAGGTGGCGGCTTCCTGCCTTCACCGCCATAGATTCGCAATCCTTCGTCTGTGTTGATGTAGGAGAACGGCTCGATATTTGACGGAAACTTGCCGGTGTCGTATCTGCCAGCGACAGATACATGATTGTCGCCAGCAATAAGTGCGACACAGAACTTGCTGCCATCCGTATCTACGCCAACAAATGCAGTGCGCGGATATGGCATAGCAAATAGTTCGTCATCTACTCTAGCTTCTATTAGTTCAGGGATATTGCCGCAGTCAAACCATGTCCATTTTTCTGGATCTTTGGTGATCTTTGCGAACTCGCTAATCAATGGTGTCATCGCAACAACATCCGTGCGAATTTGAACGGTTGCTCGCCAGACTGGTGCCAGAGGACGGAGATGTCCTCGTCGGTCAGTTGCTCTGCCAGCGCGGCGCGGAGGGCGTCTTGGGCTTTCAGGACATAGTAGGGTTCGCTTAAACCGTCCAACGCCTCCAGCGCCATGCGGATGATGTCGTCTCTGTTCATTCCTCAACCTTGTGTTCTGTCACATCAACTTCGTTGATCTCAACCGTCCACCATCTAGCACCGCATGCGCACTGCCTGCGCCTGCGTAGCCAGAATCCATTTGGGTGTGGCCTGGTGTCCAGCACCTTGGAATCCTTCTCGTTGCACTCAAGGCAGTTCATGGCGCTTTGACGAAAGTTCCATCAGGCATCAGCCAACCCTTGCGATCCTTGATCTCGTCGTAGGCTCCGGCCAGACACTTCGCCATGTCCATGTTGCGAAGGGCGCAGTAATTGATCAGGCAAACGAGGATGTCTCCAACAGCATCCTCAGATGCTTTGCGATCCTTCTTGCCCTCGGCATCACACAACTCACCCATCTCAGACACAGCCTTGAGCAACTGGCTCACAGGCGTTGCATTGGGGATGATCCTGCGCTCTTGCGACCAATAGAGCACCTTGTTTTGCAACTCCTCAAAACTCATCTTTCCGTCCATCTTGTCACCTTGTCTGACTCGCGTTGACGATCAAGCTCGCTCTTGTTTTCTAGGTCAATCTGGTCGATCAGCCTCTCGAACTCTCTGCACTGGCGACACTTCAAGCAGCGTGTCTCGCAGTGCCTATAAACCTTAGTGTTCAGCGGACTGGAACTCACCAGATCCTCCGCATGTCCTGCACCTCGAACCATCAAACATTCCCTCCCCAGATCCATTGCAGTCTCGGCAATAGCCAAGCCAATCATCTGCACTCAAAATCTCAACACCAAGCAACTCGCACAACTGATCAAGCTCAGGCTCAATGTCATCCATATCCAGCACAGGCGCACTGGCATACGTCTTGGCAATCGCCAAGGCCGTCTGACGCACCGGATCAATACGCAGCGCCTCATTGACCAGTGCCACCAACATGGCTCCGCTGATCGCATCGGCACTTAGGATGCCAACCGTTGCGGCAATCTTCTCAACTTCTTCAGCGGTCATTTCACACCCCAAATCAGCAGCACAGACAAGGCCAAAGCAATCAAGATGCCTGCAATCATTTGCCGCTCGGTCAGGCGCTTGATTTGAGGCACATCCAGCGCAGCATACGGGCCAAACGCAGCCTTGAGCGTTCTCGGAAAATGGCCGTGCCGTTCATAGTAAGACTGTCTCAAAACGGTGCCTCCTCGAAGTCATCGTCATTGTTAGTGTTAGGGTCAGCGATACGCCTGACATCACTGACCGGCAGGGCAAACACCACCGGAAACGGCCACCCATCCGGGCTAGGCTGGCGCAACCATGCGGTCTGTTCTTCTACTTTTTCAACATAAAGCGCAGGCTCAATGCGCTCATGCTTGACCCAATCCCCTGGCCTGATGCGTCTCATCCGACAATCTCCCCGTCAAATTCGTCGCGCAACTGGCGCACGAAATCCTCTGGATTCGCGCAAGCTGTCGGGTTGGCGACAATCTCCCGACTGCTAAAAACTGTCGCATCCGGCTCGCCGTTTGCAACCGCCTTGCCATCAATCATGAAAACCGCTGTCCACTGGTCGCGGCCTTCCTTCATTTTCCACGGAACCAGATCAGGATGCAACACATGACTCTCGCAACCCTGTTGCTGGAACTCGACAGGTATGCCATCCGCATCGTGTCTCTCGCAGCGCCAGGTGCCATCCTCCTTGGCCGTTGAGTGCGCACAGGTGCGGCAGTTCACCTCCTTGGTCGTCTTGCCGCCAAAGCACTGGTCGTGCCCTGCGCAGAACTTGCACTGATACCAACTCGGATCAGCACTCAGTGGCTCAGGCATGCGGTCTGACAGCACGATTCGCTTGCCTCTCGCAATCGCCTTTTCAGCCGCTGCCTCATCCAGTTTGACCCGCTCGGTGTACAGGCTGTCGTCATCCTTGTTCACGGCCACATACAAGGCTCGATTGATCTTCAGGCCAAGCATGTAGCACTGCATCTGTATCCAGTGCATCGGCTTGGACTTCTCAACACCATGCTTGACCACATCAGCAAAAGACTTGGCGCTGTGCGTCTTGAACTCAGCGACATGCTTTGTCTTTTCTGCACCAGGCACGCCTGCATGGATCACACCATCCACAGAGCCACCAAGATGGCAACCAAACTCCACACGACTTTGCTGGTTGCCTGTTGACCTGACATCCATCCCAATGGCACGCAGATCCGAGACAATCTGCGCCTCCTCGTTCTGGCCTCGACGGAACACCCGCAGGATGCGTCCAGGAAACTTCTCAATGACCGCCCATCTGAACGACAGCCACAGCCAACGGTCGCATGGGTGGCCTAGTTGTGAGGCTCCGAGGTGTGGACGAGGTGGGTCAACCTCACGCAGTCGCTCATGGTGTTGGTCAATCAGCGCCTGAATGCTATGCTTGGCCTCGGGTATTTCCATGCCTCTCTCCTTGTCTGGAAAAAGCGACTTGCCCAGGCGCAATGCCTGGGCGTTTTTTTGCTGATTACTTCTTAGCCCACGGCGGCGCACTGCCACGGCCACCAGAAGCCGCTGGTGCGGTCTTGGCAGGCATCGGTGCAGCAGAAGCACCTCCGACCGCCTTGAATCCTTTGACCTCGTTCTGAGCGCCGTACTGCTCAGTCGCAGGCCGGATGTCGAGCTTGATGGACAAGCTGCCACCAAGCAACTGGTCGGTGTCGGACACACGAGCCAGGCCCAACGCACGCATGATCTCGCCCAACTGCTGCCGCCCAATCTCCTCTGCCTTGGGCGAGGCGTTCTTGATGTTCAGATTGCCAAACACAACCCGCCCCTGGTGCGTCGGGCCAGTGATGTCGTACCGCACCTTAATGTACTCACCCGTACCGCTGGCGGTCTGGCGAACCTCAGCCGAGGCGATGGTTGCGTTGTACCAGCCAGCAGGCAGCGGATCGTATCCACCACCAGTGGATTGCGGCAGGCTTTCTGCCTCAAAGGTTTGTCCGAGTGCTGCCATGTTCTTACTCCTTGTCGATCAGTTTGAATGATGGACGGCCAGCCTTGGCCGTGATTGCACCGGCCAATGGCCGAGTGATTGATTCGTCTGCCTTGCTCCATGCAGACATGTTGATTTCAGGCGTCCAGCGAAAAAGCGTAGACAGATGCTCAGTCAGTCCATGCTCTGCCGCCAGTTCCTGCACCTTGTCCGAATCAACCTTGCGGTCGATCCTGCCAACAATCTTCATCACAAAGGCATCAGCCTCGAGCGACTCTGTGCCGTCCAGATTCTCTGGGATGGATGCCAGTTTGCGGATGTCATCCTCAATGCGCCTGCGTTCTGCCTTGGCAACCTCCTCAACATCCTTGTTGACTCGCCACTCCTGACACAGCGCCAGCAACTGAGCGTTCATGCAACGCCTCCGATCTTCCTGATCAGCAGACCCAAGTCAGGAGCCTCCCACTGTGCCAACCGCCCTGAGCGATCCTTGGCCGTCCACAGGCCGTCTGAATCACACATCAGGGCACGCTGACTGTTGCCATCAGCATCCTTCTCCACACGCAGGGCGAGCACCTCATCAAAGAAATAAGGCAACTGCTGGCCGGTTTTATTGCCAGGCATGGAAGGCGCATAGAGCATCCGTCCCATTTCGTCCTGACTCTTTTCGAGCTTTGCACTCATGTAAACATTCTTGCCTGGCAGGTCACGAAACGACCTGATCAGATCTGCCATCTGCTCCTGCATCGCACCGTAGGCTTGCCGAGGATCTTTCGTCGCCTTCTTCTCTGCGTTCAGCACGACCTCAGCGATCTCACTGATCGAGTCCAGCGCAACCGACTCGAACTGTTTCGCCTCCGCAGACTCTGTAAGCCATGCGTAAGCCTCATGCAGATCGGCCATGCCAGTGATTTCGATGAATGGCAGGTCGGCGTCCTGAATCGACAGCAGGCCAGCCTCAGCAGACAGGATGACAGGTGAAGGCAAGGTCTTGATCAGGCTAGTCTTGCCTGCGCCTGCCTGACCGTAGACCAGCAAATCAATGCCGCCTCCAGTCAGATTGCCGGTTCTTTGAAGTTTGGTTGACACTATTTCTCCTTAAATGAAGGCGGTCAGAATGAAGCCGAGTGCGCATCCGATGACGATGCACAGAATCCACTCAAGCACAGGATGAGACTCCTCGTTGTCTTTCAGGTGCTTGAGCATGTGGTTGTCTTGGCGCATGTGAGTCTCCAGAAATGCCCCGGATGACCGGGGCTGTTGGTGTCAGATCACTTCGACCCGGAAGCCTTCTGCTTCCAATTGATCAACGAAGTCTGGCGCTGCCGACTTCATCACGTTGACAGACACGCCGCCATAAATCCGGGCTTTGGCAGCCGCCGTCATAGCCAGAATCTTGACCTCGGTAGAGGCAAAGTCGAAGGGAAGAACTTGGAAGTCAGCCATTTTGGCCTCCTGGGGTTTGCGCCTTCAGACAGTCTGTTCGCGCAGTGGCTGAATCTTACGCCGGTTCCGGTTAAGATGTCAACAAGTTTTTTCAAGGAAACCGGAATGACCACACAGGAAGCGATCCAGCACTACGGCGGGATCAGGAAATTGGCCGAGGAACTCAAGGTCTGGCCGCAGGTCATCTACGCTTGGGGCGACCGCCCACCGATGGGCCGTCAGTACGAACTGGAGGTCAAGACAGAAGGCGCACTCAAGGCTGACCGCGATGACGAAATCTGAAGCAGCATTGATGTATGCCTCATGGGGATGGCACGTTCTGCCAGTCGTCCCCAATGGCAAGGTGCCTGCCACGCAACATGGCGTCAAAGACGCAACCACCAACGCAGAACAGATCGCCAGGTGGTGGATACAGAATCCTGACTTCAATATTGGCATCGCAGCAGGCGAACGCTCAGGCATCGTTGTCTTTGACGTTGATCCACGCAACGGAGGCGACTCCTCCTGGGCCAAATGGATTGACATGAACGGCACCGTACCAGACGGGCCAATGCAAATGACCGCAGGCGGTGGCGAGCATCACATTGCCATGTATGACCCTGAGATCCGCTCTTGCAAACTCTCAGAAGGCGTTGATCTTCTTGCCGATGGAAGGTACTTCGTCGCCTTCCCATCGACCATCGAAGGTCGGCAATACCAGTGGGAAGCATCCTCTGATCCATTCGATGGCATCGCACCATTCCCTATCCCTGCCGATTGGATGCAGTCTTACAGGGCCATGCGCAAGCCAGAAAATCGGCAAGCCTCTACAGGCGGCGGGCTGATCCAAGGCAGTCGCAACAACGGCCTTACAGCAATCGGTGGTGCCATGCGGCGCTACGGCATGACAGAAGCTGAAATCATGGCCGCTCTGTCCATTGCCAATGAGACTCGATGCGAGATTCCTCTGCCATCTTCTGAGTTAGCTCAGATCGTCAAGTCTGTCTCACGCTACGAACCAGAGTTCGACATAGGCGCAGATGTTGCCCTTGGCAGCGATGCCGCTGAAGCGATCCTCGAGGCCACTCGCGCAGAAACACAAGATTACTTCTTCACCCGCGCAACGTCCTACCTCAGCCAACCAGCACCTCTGCGCTGGATCATCAAGGGATGGATTCCTGACAGCGGCGTGAGCATGGTCTACGGAGAATCAGGCTCAGGCAAAACCTTTATCACCCTAGACATGGCTTGCCACATTGCAGCAGGCATGCCCTGGCACAACCACAAAACTCAGTCTGGCCTCGTCATCTACATGGCCGGTGAAGGTAACTACGGTCTGCGGCAACGGGTCGCCTCCTGGTGCAAAGTTCACAACGTCAACAGTCTTGACAACCTTCTGATCTCGAACAAAGCCATCGACATCGACAGCCCAGCCGCAGCAGCACAAATCATCAATGCCGTTCGAGAAGTCACGGCAGAAGATGCAACAGCAATCTTCATTGATACCGTCAACAATCACATGGCAGGCGACGAAAACAGCGCCAAAGACACTCGCCACATGCTCAACGCCTGCAACATCGTTGCCAGAGCATTGAACTCCAGCGTTTGCCTCAACCATCACACAGGACACTCCATCGACGCCAAGCAACGGGCCAGAGGATCAAGCGCCTGGAAAGCATCCCTAGATTCCTCAATTTTGGTTTCCAAGAAAGACGACAGCATTGAAATCTCATGCACAAAAATGAAGGATGCAGAGCCACCACATCCTTTTTTCGGAAAACTTGAATCCGTGCCGCTGGGATGGATTGATGAAGATGGCGATGAAATAAAAGGCGCGGTCTTTATGATTGACGATAATCCGCCAGAACAAAACGACACAAAAGAATCAGACAATCAGCGCGATATTCGCAAATTCACAAACGCATGGTGGAACTCAGGCGCGGAAGATCGTCACGGCCAGCCTTATCTGTCACGCAGCGCATTGATTGATTATTTGATTTCAAACGAAGGATTGACAGAATCAACGGCCAAAACATACGCACAGGAAAGCAAAAAGGGAAGGCTGATTTATAACCTGCTGAACGCCGAAATCATTACCGCATCAGAGCGCGGATGGGTCGTCTCGAACGACGTCACGGCCTCCGCAATGATGCTCAGACGTCGATCATCGTAGGGTGGGACAATTGGGACAGGACAGGACAAATTGGGACAAATGTCCTGGGGCAAGACAGCAGGACAATTGGGACAGGACAGGGACACCCCCTTTAGGGAAGGGGTGTCCTGTCTGTCCCAGTACTGATGCGGGTTGCGTTCCTCGGTGTCTTGTGTTCAAATCCCCATAGGGTTTAGAAAAAGGATAAAACGTGACAAAAATCAAGACTTACGCAGGGAATCCTGACTTGTTGTTTGAGTCAGATGAGTGGAGGCACTGCGGCGCGTGGGTTGACAAGGACAATGGCAGCATTGAATGGTTTGTTTTTTTCAAGCCTCAAGCCCACAATCATGAGTGGAGGACATATAAAGTTGTTGCTAATGGCAGAGTTCCAAACAAAGCAAATTATTGGTTTGCTAGGAATGAAAAAACAGGCCAGCTTGGTTTTGCAAGAGATTTGGCTTCAATGTCTGATCACAGACCAAATCTTTACAAAAACACTATGCGCATCATTTCAGACACGGAAGATTGTGCTCCAACGTGATTGAGGACAATATGACCACAGCCAACACAACCCAGGTCGGCGGCAGTCACTACAAGGACAAAGGAATACAGCCTTGGGACTATATTGCTGCCAATGATCTAGGATACTTCGAAGGCAATATAGTGAAGTATGTCAGTCGTTGGAAAGACAAAGGCGGTGTCGAGGATCTGAAAAAAGCTCGGCATTATCTGGATAAACTGATCGAAATTCAGACGGATGATTTGAAATGACAAAAGGCCAAAACAAAACAAATCCAGCAGATAAGGTAGAGCAATGGCCCATTGAGAAACTGGTGCCATACGCAAAAAACTCTCGCACTCATAGCGATGCTCAAGTCGCTCAAATCGCTGCGTCAATTAAAGAATGGGGATTTACTACCGCTGTCCTGGTGGACGAATCAGGAAGCATCATTGCAGGCCACGGTCGCGTCATGGCGGCTCGCAAGCTCGGCATGACATCTCTGCCAGTCATGGTCGCTTCAGGCTGGACGGATGCACAGAAGCGCGCCTACGTCATTGCCGACAACAAGCTGGCGCTGAACGCCGGATGGGACAACGAACTGCTGTCTCTTGAACTTGGCGAGCTTGGCGATTTAGGATTCGACCTCGAGTTGACCGGATTCACGGATGAGGAAATCAAGGCGCTGATGCCGGTGGAAGTGACCGAAGGACTGACCGACCCGGACGCTGCTCCTGCCGTGCAGGAAAACCCGGTCACGGTGCCTGGTGACGTCTGGATCATGGGCAAGCACCGGCTGATGTGCGGCGACAGCACCAGCATTTCAGCCGTCGAGATGCTGATGGCTGGCGAAAAAGCAGACATGGTGTTTACCGACCCACCGTATGGCGTCTCGTATGAAGATTCAAAAGGCAGGAAAATCCAGAACGATGAATTGGTCGATGACAAGCTGCAGGAGTTCGTGACTGAGGCATTTTCATGTGGAGTCGCAATCTGCAAAGATGGAGCCGCATGGTTTGTCTGGCACGCATCTCGATTCCAACGTGAATTTGAGAACGCCTTAAACAAGGCTGGCTTGAAAGTACGCCAGCAGATCATCTGGGTAAAAGGACAAGGAGTTGATGGCACTGCTCAAGTCCAAGCACCAGCCATTGGCAGAAGCCATTTCAGATGGCTGCACGAGCCGTGTTTTTATGCCAGCAAGACTCAGCCATTCAACGCTGGAGACAGAAAGACAACGACCGTCTGGACAGTGACACGACAGACGACAGGCACAGTACACCCGACTCAGAAGCCAGTTGCATTGATTGAGATTGCACTTGAGAACAGCAGCAAGAGCGAGGACGTTGTGCTTGATCTGTTTGGCGGCAGCGGCAGCACACTGATTGCCTGCGAAAAGACAGGACGCATCAATCGCAGCATGGAACTGGACCCACGCTACTGCGACGTCATCGTCAAGCGGTGGCAGGACTTCACCGGCAAGCAGGCAATTCACGCAGAAACTGGCAAACCTTTCGCGGAGGTTAAAAATGGCAACGAAGACGTTAAAAACTGAAAAATCGGTTGTAAAAAAGGTCGGACAGAACGGCGGCGCTCGAGAAGGCGCTGGCCGACCAGCCTTCGAACCGACCGACGCAGAGCGAAAACAGGTCGAGGCCATGTCAGGCTACGGCCTGCCGATTGAGCAGATTGCAGTCCTGGTGCGCCACGGAATCGACACCGACACGCTGCGCAAGCATTTCGCCCAGGAACTGATTGCAGGCAAAGCCAAGGCCAACTCAGGCGTTGGCCGCACGCTGTTCCAGAAGGCGATGGGGGGCGATACCGCAGCCATGATCTGGTGGTCAAAGACGCAGATGCGCTGGAAGGAAGTCCAGCAGCATGAACTGACTGGCGTTGATGGAGCACCAATTGAGTTCGCAAAAATCGAGCGCGTGGTGATTAAGAAGTGAAAACACTTCGCATCGAAACCCCAGAATGGGCGCTGCCGCTTCTTGAGCCTGCGCGATACAAGGGTGCTTACGGCGGGCGAGGAAGCGGCAAAAGCCATTTCTTTGCCGAGATGATGGTGGAGGCTCACCTGATCGACCAAAAGCGCCGTAGCGTCTGCGTGCGTGAGATCCAGAAGTCTCTGAATCAGTCGGTTAAGCGCCTGCTTGAACTGAAGATCGAGCAACTGAACGCTGGCACTTACTTCGAGGTGCAGGAAGCCGTCATCAAATGCAAGAAGGGCGACGGTCTGATCATCTTCCAAGGCATGCAGAACCACACAGCCGATTCCATCAAGTCGCTAGAAGGCTACGATTGCGCCTGGGTCGAAGAAGCTCAAAGTCTGAGCCAGCGCAGTCTTGACCTGCTGCGTCCGACCATCCGCAAGCCTGGCTCAGAACTGTGGTTCACATGGAACCCGAGTCAGGCCAGTGATCCGGTCGATCACTTGCTGCGAGGCGATGCGCAACCGCCAGGCTCGGCTGTGATTGAGGTCAACTGGAACCAGAATCCTTGGTTTCCTGACGTCTTGCGTGCTGAAATGGAGTACGACCGCAGGCGAGATCCGGACAAGTTCGCCCATGTCTGGCAAGGAGCGTACCTGCGCAACACCGAGGCGCGAGTGTTCAAAAACTGGCGAGTTGAGGAGTTTGAGGCTCCTGCGGACGCCATCCACAGGCTCGGCGCTGACTGGGGATTTGCCACTGATCCGACCGTTCTTGTGCGCTGCCACATCATTGGCCGCACGCTGTACATCGACTATGAGGCGTACATGGTCGGCTGCGAGATTGTCAACACGCCTGATCTGTTCATGACTGTCCCTCAGTCAGAGAAATGGCCGCTGGTGGCCGACTCCTCGAGGCCAGAGACGATCAGCCACATGCGAAAGCATGGCTTTCCAAAGATCATGGGCGCGGTCAAAGGCCCGAAATCCGTGCAGGAAGGCGTCGAGTGGCTCAAGTCCTACGACATCGTGGTGCATCCGCGCTGCCAGCACACAATTGACGAATTGACGGCCTACAGTTACAAGATCGACAGCCTGACCGGACAGGTGCTGCCGGTCTTGCAAGATGAAAAAAACCATGTTATTGACGCTTTAAGGTATGCTTGCGAGGGTATTCGTCGGGCGGCTCCAAGAAATCCTGTGGAGTTCAAACCGATTCCGACCGTCAATCGGTGGTGACAATGGCACGAATCTCAAACGAACAGCGACTGGCTGGACTGCACGCAGAAGCACTCTCGGACTTCGACAAGATCCAGTCCGCACTGCGTGACGAACGCCTCCAGTGCCTGCAAGACCGCCGGTTCTATTCTCTGGCAGGCGCTCAATGGGAAGGACCGCTGTGGGATCAGTACGAAAACCGCCCCAAGTTTGAGGTCAACAAGATCCACATGGCGGTCATTCGGATCATCAACGAATACCGCAACAACCGCATCTCTGTCGATTTCGTCAGCAAGGACGGCAAGACAGACGACAAGATGGCTGAGACTCTTGACGGCCTGTATCGTGCTGATGAGCAGGATTCTGTTGCGTCAGAGGCTTACGACAACGCCTTCGAGGAGGCGGTCGGCGGTGGATTTGGTGCTTGGCGTCTGCGCACTGAATACGAGGACGACGAGGACGACGAGAACGAAAAGCAGCGCATCCGCATTGAGCCAATCTTTGATGCCGATTCGTCCGTTTACTTCGACTTGCAGTCCAAGCGCCAGGACAAGTCTGACTCGCGGTATTGCTTCGTTGTGACGGCCATGACGCGAGACGCCTACAAGGAAACGTATGGCGATGACCCGACGACCTGGCCGAAAGTCGTGCATCAGTACGAGTTCGACTGGTGTACGCCTGACGTTGTTTTTGTGGCCGAATACTACAAAGTCGAGGAAACGACTGAGTTAGTTCGCATCTTCAGGACGATTGACGGTCAGGAAGAACGCTACCGCAAATCTGACTTTGAGGCTGACGAAACGCTGGAAGAAACGCTCGCCGCGATTGGCACCATCGAGGTCAGGCAAAAGCGGGTCAAGCGGCGGCGCGTGCGTAAGTACATCATGTCTGGCGGGCGGGTGTTGGAGGATCTGGGCTACATCGCAGGTAAGTGCATCCCGGTCGTGCCGGTCTACGGCAAGCGTTGGTTTGTGGATAACGTTGAGCGTTGCATGGGTCACGTTCGACTGGCTAAGGATGCGCAGCGCCTGCGCAACATGCAACTTTCCAAGCTCGGCGAGATTGCTGCGCTGTCCAGCGTTGAAAAGCCCATCCTGACGCCTGAGCAGGTTGCAGGGCATCAACTGATGTGGGCTGAGGACAACATCAAAGACTATCCGTACCTGCTGATCAATCCGATCATGGCAGCGGACGGCAGCACGCAGGTAGCAGGCCCGGTTGCGTACACCAAGAGTGCGGCAGTGCCTCCTGCACTGGCAGGCATCATTCAGGTGACAGAGCAGGACATGCGCGATGTCTTGGGCAACCAAGAGCAGGCAGATAAGGTCGTCAGCAACATCTCAGGCAAGGCTGTGGAGATGATCCAGCAGCGCTTGGACATGCAGACCTTCATCTATATGTCCAACTTTGCCAAGGCGATGAAACGCTGCGGGGAGATTTGGCTTTCGATGGCGCAGGATGTCTACGTCGAAGAAGGCCGCACCATGAAAACGATCAATGC